TTATATTTTGGAGGAGATGGTAATGCAACTTTTACAGGTCACGTTAGTTTAGCGGATGGTAAATCAGGAAGGTTTGGAGATAGTAATGATTTAAAATTATATCACGCGAGTGGAGCTAGTTATATAGAAAATGACACTGGTGATTTAAATTATATTCAAAACAACGGTTCTGGTGAAATGATTTTTACGCAGAATAATAATGATGGAAATATTAATTTTAACTGTGATGATGGTAGTAATGGTGTAACAACATACCTGTCATTAGATGGTGGAGATACACGAATAAATGTATATAAAAATATTGTTTCTACTGGTAATGCAACTTTTGCAAATGGTATTTTTGCTACCTCTGGTTCGGTTGGTAGCCAATTATACGCTTTAGAACTTACGAGAAGTGGTAGCGGTACCAGTTCCGTGGATATGTGGGGAAGTAGTAATACTTTAGTTTTAGGTCATAGTTCCAGTGTTCCAGTCATAACTATAAATTCAACCGCAACAACTTTTGCAGGAACAGTTATTTGTGGTAATGTTGGTTCAGATAAAAAAATACAATTTAATAGAACTAGCGGTAATACGTTTTCAATAGAACATGATTCCAGCCAAATTTATTTTTATAATGAAACAACATCCACAGCCGCTCTTAGAATTTCAAATGCTTCTAATGCAACTTTTGCAGGTATCGTAGACGCTACAAACTTTAAAATTGGTGGTGCTCAAGGTAGTGATGGTCAAGTATTAACATCAACAGGTTCAGGTGTTGCTTGGGAAGATTCATCCGCATCATTTAGTGGTGGTACAGTAGCTAATGTAATACTTTTACCTGATGGTAGTACAAGCGCTCCATCAATAGGTAATACTGGAGATACTAATACTGGTATGTACTGGCCTGCTGATCATCAAGTTGGTTTTACTGTAAATAACAGTAGAAAATTCTACATGTCTGAAACACAAGCATTTTTCCAAAATTTATCTAGTGGTGTTCAAATTGACTCATCAAGTGATGCCCCATTAGAGGTTAAATCTAGTGATGCAACAACTGGTATTAAGTTTACTGATAATAACGCTAACGCAAAATTATATTACGTTGGTAGTGGAAATTATTTTTATACAGATGCTCATAGACTTGGTATAGGAGATGTTGCAGCACCATCAGTAGCACTTCATGTGGTAGGTACAGATAATGTGAGTTCAAGATTTATATTTACAAAAGACACAAGTACGGATAAAATACTATGGGGTGGTGCTGACCACGATACTTTTGGCGCTCCATTTATTGGTTCATCAAGTGCACACTCATTCACTATAACACAAGGTGGTGGTGCGGCTATAACGATAGGCACGGATAAAAAAGTTGGAATTGGACTTACAAACCCTACTTCTCAATTATTTGTCAAGCAAAGCACTTCAGCCGAATGGGCAGGTACTTTTCAAAATCTTACTGCAAACGCTTATGGTTTATCTATTGATTGTTCTACCGCAGCCGCAGCTACATATGTTTTAGCTGCTTATTCTCCTTCTGGAACAGGAATGTTTTTAAATGGCTCTGGCCAGCTTGGAGTCGGTACTAATTCGCCAACTACTAAATTATCAGTAACTGACGGGGCTACTATGTATGCTGATAGCAATTATTTAGCGCAAATAAAAAGAAATGCTGCAAATGGTAATGATGATACTTCTAAAGCTTCTATTTTACTTTGCAATAATAGCAATGGAATGCAAATTGCTTATGGTGGTACAACAGATAGATTAAGGTTTATTGATGGCGGTGGTGTAGAAAGATTTACCATGCTAAACGGCGGAAAAATAGGAATTGGAACAATAGCACCACCACATCAAATACTTACAGTAACAGGTTCATCTGGAGCGGCTGATGGAAACTTAACTGCTGGAATTTTATCTTTAACAACTGGAACTGGTGTTATAGCTGATACAAGATTATTGTTTGGAATTGTTGATGATGACTACGCTTGGATACAAGCGGCTGATTATGGCGTAGCATATAGAGATTTAATTTTAAGTCCTAATGGCGGAAATGTTGGAATCGGAACAGTAGCTCCAGCAGCTCTTTTAGAAATTTCTGGTTCCGGTGATGCTATAAGAGTAGAATCAACAAATGCGGGAGCAGGTGGTGCTCAGATAGATTTATTACACTTTACAGCTAGTCCAGCAGATGAAGATACTTACGCTGCAATAAACATGGGTGGTTATTATACTGGAACAACATCTGTTTATGGTTCACAAATAAAAAGTATATGGACTGATGTTTCAGAAAGACATAGTAGATTAGAATTTACAACTTGTGATACAACGGTAAGTACAGCATTAACATTAGCGCATGATAATTCTGCAACTTTTACAGGATTAGTTGGAATTGGTGGTACAAACCCTGGTGACAGAGCAGTTTATGTGACGGGTTCAGCCGCAATTTTAGAACTTGAATCAACAACTGCTAACAATAATGCTTCAGTTTGGTTTAAGTCAAACGTTAGTGGTACCTCAGCTGATAGATGGGAGTTGGGTACAAACATCTCTCAAACCAGTAGTTTTGAACTTTATAATAGAGCTACAAGTGCTAGTGCTTTTTACGTAAACTCATCAAACAATGCAACTTTTACAGGTGATGTAACAATAACTGGACATGAAAATACTATTAATATAGGTGCGGGTGGTGGTGTTGGAACATTTACCACGTCTGACACTAATGATTATCCTAGAATAACAACACCTGGTGCGTCTGCTCAATTAGGTTTATTTAGGTCTGGTAGCGCTGTTGGTGGTGTATATATTGGTGCTGATAGTGGTGGTTTTGATATAAGAAATGATTCTTTTACTACGTTATTTCAAGTTGACATGAGTGGTAATGTTCAGTTGGATGGTGTTATTGATTCAGATGGAACAGGAACTAATACTTTTGCGGGAGGAGCACATATCGCAGGAAATGTGGGGATAGGAAATACTGGCCCTGGTTACGCGTTAGATGTTACAGGAGATATAAGAACAAGCGCTTGGCTTAGAATTAATGATTCTGGAGAAGGTATTTATTGGCATGGAACAGGTCACCATATTTATCCTTGGGCAAGTAATTATATAAGAATTAGAAGTGGTGCGTCAGGTAGTAATTACATACAATTAACTTGTAATGATGAAACAGCTAGAGGTTATGTGTATTGTAACAACTCAAATCAAGTTGGTTTATTAGACTCTACTGGTAATTGGGCGGTAAGAGTTACTAATGCTGGAAATACAGACTTTTTGATTAATAATAACTTAAAGTTTTCAATACAAGACAGTGCTGAAGGCGCTGTATTACATGGTCAAGATGATACTGGTAGTAATTACTTGAAATTTAAGGATAACGATGGTAATGACCAAGGGTATTTTGGCTGGGGTGCGGGTGGTTCTGATGAATTATATATAGTACAACAAGCTAGTGCTAATATGAATTTCTACATGGTTAATGGTACGGCTATGTATATTGATACTAGTAAAAACGCTTATTTTACAGGTGGTATTGGCTTAAGCAACACTTCAGACGTATTCTATACAACAGAAAGTACAGATAGATTTAGAATATACGATCACAGTGGATATTATTTAGCTCTGGGAGCTAGTGGTTCAACTTGGACACATTTCTTAACAAACGCCGGCGCTAATTATTTTGATAGACCTGTTGTTGTGGACGGTGGTAATGTTGCTTCTTATAATGAAAATATAGAAATAAGAAGAGATAGATCCAGTTCTAATGTTCTAATTATGACTGGTAATGCTAGTGGCTACTTACAACCAAACACGTGGATACAACTAAACGCTAGTAATTATGGTTTATATAGTTCTACAAATGGTGCACACTTTTGGCCTAATAATGGCTCATCTACTTACGCTACTTGGGGAATAAGTGGTACTAGAGGTGGTTATGGTGGTATATTGATGAATAATGTTACAAACAAACCACATGTTATGTATGATGCTTCTGGTAATGGTGGAGGATACCACGAGGGTTCTAATCAGTGGGCTTATTATTGGCATGTTAGTAATGCTTGTCTGGGTATCGCTACTAGTAGTACAAGTTCTTCTTACGCGGCATATGTGGGTGGTTCAATATATGCAACAGCGGATGTTGTAGCATACTCAGATAGAAGAGCAAAAGAAAATATCGTAACAGTAGATAATGCTTTAGATAAAGTATCAGAATTAAGAGGTGTTTACTATAACAAAAAAGACAGTGATGAAAAGAAAAGAGAAGTTGGAGTTATTGCTCAAGAAGTAAAAGAAGTTTTACCTGAAGTTGTAACATATGATAAAGAAAATGATCAATATGGTGTTGATTATGGTAAAATAAATGGTTTGTTAATAGAAGCTATTAAAGACCTTAAAAAAGAAATAGAAGAATTAAAGCAGTGTAAAAAATGCACAGACTGCGATTGTAACAATTAAATAATAAATTATGGCATTAAAAATGAAATATAAAGATCAGTGGGGCAATACAAATGATAACGCGTATTGGGTTATTACTGATATGGATGTATTTAAAAAATTAAACACAACTGAGGATAAGTATAAAGCTTCCTTTACACACAAGGTTGAGGGAATAGAAACTGAAGGAAAAAAAAGAGATTGGCAAAAGGGATATTATGTTCATGCTACTGTTTCTTGCTTTAAAGATAAAGCAGCTAGGGACGCAAACGCACCCCCATTAGCTATAGTGGCTCATGAATCATCAAAGTGGTATTCATGGGATCAAGCACATCCAGCATTTATTCAAGACCAAAATCTTAATGATTTAGTGTGGGATACTACTGCTAGTGATGGTATTTTGAAGCAACTGTATGATCAGTTGAAAAAGTTAGATTTATTTAAAGATGCAGTAGACGCAGATTAATTATGGCAGTACCAAGTAGTGGAGCATTAAGTTTAGCAAGTATTAGAGGTGAATTAGAAAATAATTCATACGCAGCATATACTAGTGCAGCAACTTCATTAGAAGAAGCTAGTACTGGGGATTATGGTATTATTAATACAGCTAATGCCGCCGCGGATAGACCAGATCAAGTGACACCCCATGCGATGAGTGAATTTTATGCTTACGACCATGATGTAAGTAGTGGTTGGGCAGCATACACGCTAGTATATAAAAGTGGTAAATACAGTGATTGTAGTGGTGTTTGTGGTGGATCCGGCTCAAATGTTACTGTCCACGTTTTAAATGGTGGTGGCAGCGTACAAAGTATTTTTGACAATGATGAAACTATATATTCATCAGCAGGTGGATCGCTAGCCGCGTCAGGTTGGTATGCTGAAGGCACAAGCACTGGTGATGAATGTGGTAAATGGTCTAGTTCGGGTAGTGGTCAATGGGTGAGTGGTTTCCAAGGTCAATGTGGTCAATAAATTATAAATTATGAAATTAAAATTTACAGAAAATGGTATTTGGGACGAAGATTGTAATAAATGCGGGGATGATGGTTTTCTTATAATGCATGTAGATCACACTGATTACGAGCATGCGGTTGCAGATTTTATAACCAAAGAAAACTATAATATACTTGAAATTGGTTATGGAATGGGCATATCAGCTAAAAGAATACAAACGTTAAAACCAGCTAAGCATATTATTATAGAAAAAGTAAAAGAAATATATGATAAAGGCGTTGAGTGGGCAAAAGATATTGATAATGTTACTTTAATACATGGTGATTATAAAGATGAAATCGGTAAATTAACTGATAAATTTGATGGAATATATCACTCTGCTGATAAAGAAACGGTAGATAAGTTGTTAAGTTTTAAAGATGATATAAAAAACTTAGCAAAAGAAAATTGTAAATTAGTTATGTTAAATTGGCATATAAATACTACACTAATAAATAAAGCTAATTACAAAAACATAACAACATCTAATGACTTTAAAAGCAGATGGAAAGAACCTGAAACATTTATGGTCTATACAACATTAATTGATAATGATTGGAAAGCAGATGATATAAATACCAAGTACACTTGGATTATGTAAAATACACTCAAATAGTGTAATAAGATATTTAGCTGGCAACAGCTAATTTGTTTAACCTTTAAATTTAAAAACATGGCATTAAAAGGAAAATATGATTACAAAGGCATCGAAGTAGCTGATGCTTACGTGAAAATTTCTAGCGTAAATTGGAATTGCCATAGCAGTTCTGAGCAATACGTAAAGACTGCAGCTGTGTACAATTCTGATGGTACAATTAAAACTCCTGAAGTACAAGATACTAGATGGGTACAAACTACAGTTGGAAATTGGCACGCAAATGTTTATAAAGATAAAGCAGCTAGGGATGCAAATCCTAACAGTCACATCTGCTCAATTAGCGGAAACTTTGATATGGACTTAAAAGATAGCGCTAAAAACCCTGTAAAACAGGCTTACGTTGCTGCAAAAGCAATTGATCTTTATAAGGATATGGCAGACGCTTAATAGACTATGACAATAGCATGTTAAGAATACTATTATTTGTGTAATAGTAATAAAGTATAATTTTAACTAAAATTTAATTAATTATGAATAAAAAAGTAGAAGACATAAAAGTCGAAAAAATCACTGACGAGCAACTACAAGAGTTGCAAGGACATGTAAATACAATTAACAATGCTCAGTTGCAATTAGGTCAATTAGAATCTCAAAAGCACACACTTGTTAATGCAATACCTCAACTTCAAAAGGGATTGAAAGAATTTCAAGACAAAATGGAAGAAGAATACGGTAAAGTAAGTATTAACATTCAAGACGGTACAATACAAGAAATACCTGAAGATGAGCAAGTTAATACGTAAGATAAGTATTGGTAAAGATTATAAAAACGAAGCTATGCATTACGCCGTTGGCCAAGAGGTTTACGGCGGGCATACAATTTGCGATATAATAGAAGAAGATACTAAATATAGTATTTATATTAAAAAACAAAAAGAGGTTTTACCTTGGAAGGATTTTAATAAAAACATGGCGGTATCAATAGAATACAATCTAGAATATTAATGCGAAGTCTTTATGATTTTATTGTTGAACCAATAGGTAATAGATACAATAATACAAAACAAGTTGGTGATAAAGAGTTAATAGTTAACACTGAAATTCTAAATCACCAATATGTTAACAGAACAGCTAAAGTATTATCAGTTCCTACATTAATAAAAACTAATATAAAGGTTGGTGATACTGTTGTAGTTCATCATAATGTGTTTAGAAGATGGCATAATATAAGAGGAGAAGAAAAAAATAGTAGGGGTTATATTAATGAAAAAACATATGCTGTAACTAAAGATGAAGTATTTTTGTATAAACGTGATACAAAATGGATACCTCCATTAGGTTATTGTTTTGTTAAGCCTATTTTATCATATGATAAATTCAACACTAATAAAGAACAACCTTTAGTGGGTGTTATGAAATATGCTGATGAAACCTTAAGAATGATAGAAGAAGGTGATTTAGTAGGATTTACACCAAATAGTGAATACGAATTTATTATTGATGGTGAGAGGTTGTATAGAGTTTTTACAAAAGACATTTCAATTAAATATGAATATCAAGGACAAGAAGAGGAATATAATCCAAGCTGGTTATAAAGCTGTAGATGAATTAATTAAAGTAGCAAAAGAAAAGATTGTTGATTCAGAAGATGATGTTTCTGCAGATAGATTAAAAAACGCTGCTGCTACTAAGAAGTTGGCTATATTTGATGCTTTTGAAATACTAAATAGAATTGAAGAGGAAAAAAATATTTTAGAAGATAAACCAACAACACAAAAAGAAAATACTTTTCAAGGTTTTGCTGAAAAAAGATCTAAATAATGTACGAACAAACTTTATATAAAATTATTGAGCCAGTAAGAATTAATACATTAAAGAGACTTAATAAAGCAAAAAAATGGAAATATGGTTATAATAAAGAACATGATATTATAGTCATAAGTAAAACAGGGGTAATAGGTGAAATATATGAGATACAGAATCTTAAAATAGCCTTACCTCCACCTACTAAAATTTACAGTAGGTCAAAAAAGAAACAAGAACAATATTGGGAGCAATTTGAATATCCAAAAGCATTAAAAAACGTTAAAACCATTTTTGATTGGCGAGACTACCCCAATGAACACAAAGATAAATGGTTTGACTATATAAATGAGGAATTTAATCGTAGGGATAACGGTTTTTGGTTTAATAATAATGGTAAGCCTACTTATCTTACCGGTACTCACTATATGTATCTTCAGTGGTCAAAAATTGATGTGGGTGCTCCTGAGTTTAGAGAATCTAACAGATTATTCTTTTTATTTTGGGAAGCTTGTAAAGCAGATAAACGGGCTTATGGAATATGTTACCTTAAAAATAGACGATCTGGTTTCTCGTTTATGGCAAGTTCGGAAACAGTTAATGCTGCTACTATCTCGAGTGATGCAAGATATGGTATATTATCAAAAACTGGTTGGGACGCTAAAAAGATGTTTACAGATAAGGTTGTACCAATATCTGTTAATTACCCGTTTTTCTTTAAACCGATACAAGACGGTATGGATCGACCAAAAAGTGAACTTGCATATAGGGTTCCGGCTCAAAAGTTTACTCGTAAAAAACTTCAAACGAATGAACAACTTGAGGAAATTGTAGGTTTAGATACAACTATTGATTGGAAAAATACTGGTGATAATAGCTACGATGGAGAGAAACTTAATCTATTAGTACACGATGAGAGTGGTAAATGGGATAGACCTGATAATATACTAAACAACTGGAGAGTAACAAAAACATGTTTACGATTAGGTAGTAGAATTATTGGTAAGTGTATGATGGGTTCAACATCAAATTCATTAGATAAAGGTGGTGATAATTTTAAAAAATTATATAGAGATTCTAATGTAACAAAAAGAAATAAAAACGGACAAACTAAATCTGGATTATATAGTTTGTTTATACCAATGGAGTGGAACTATGAAGGGTTTATGGATCGATATGGTATACCATTATTCAATACACCTGAAAATCCCGTGCAAGATATGCATGGTGATTATATTGATATTGGAGTTATTGACCATTGGGAAAATGAAGTTGAAGGATTAAAAAAAGATCAAGATGCTTTAAATGAATTTTATCGTCAGTTTCCAAGAACTGAAGAACACGCATTTAGAGATGAAACACAAAACAGTATATTTAATCTAGCTAAAATTTATGAACAAATAGATTTTAACGATGATATAAACAACCCTGGTATTTCAAAAGGAAATTTTCAATGGGTTAATGGTGTAAAAGATAGTAAAGTAATATTTTATCCAGATCCAAAAGGTAGATTTAATATTAGTTGGACACCAGATCCACATTTACAAAATAATATTATTATTAAAAATGGAATAAAATATCCTGGTAATGAGCATATGGGCGCTTTTGGTTGTGATAGTTATGATATATCAGGTACTGTAGATGGTCAAGGATCTAAAGGTTCATTACATGGTTTAACTAAGTTTTCTATGGAAAACACACCACCAAGTATGTTTTTCTTAGAATATATTGCAAGACCAGCTACTTCAGAGATATTTTTTGAAGATATGTTAATGGCATTGGTATTTTATGGTATGCCGTTATTAGCAGAAAATAATAAACCTCGTTTATTATATTATTTAAGAAGACGTGGTTATCGTGGTTATTCAATGAATAGACCAGATAAAGTGTGGAACAAATTATCAACAACTGAAAAAGAAATTGGTGGTATACCAAACTCTAGTGAAGATATTAAACAAGCACACGCTGCAGCAATTGAAATGTATATACAAAATTATGTTGGTTTAAAACAAGATAATACATATGGTGATATGTATTTCAATAAAACTTTAAATGATTGGGCTAAATTTGATATAAATAAAAGAACAAAATTTGATGCAACAATAAGTTCTGGTTTAGCAATCATGGCATGTAATAGACATTTATATGCACCAAACGTAAAAATAAAAAAAGAAAAAGTAAATATAAACATTATGAAATATAACAATCATGGTGTTTCATCTAAATTAATAAAATAAATATGGCTTACACAAGTTACAAAGGCGGTTATTTTCCAAGTCAAGTTGTTAGTGATTTTGAAAAAATTACAAAAGAATATGGTTTGAAAGTTGCTCAAGCAATTGAAAATGAATGGTTTGGTAAAGATACTGGCATGCATAGGTTCAATACAAATCAAAGTACTTTCCATAAATTAAGATTATACGCTAGAGGAGAACAATCAATACAAAAATATAAAGATGAATTATCTATTAATGGTGATTTATCTTATTTAAATTTAGACTGGAAACCAGTACCTATTATACCTAAATTTGTAGATATAGTTGTAAATGGTATTGCAGATAGAAGTTATGATATAAAGGTATTTTCTCAAGATCCATATGGTGTTGATAAAAGAACAAAATATATGGAATCTGTATTAAGAGATATGAATACTAAAGAGTTGAATGATTTTTCTCAAGAACAATTTGGTATTAATTTATATGAAAATGATCCAGAAAAATTACCAGAATCAAAAGAAGAACTTGAGTTACATATGCAACTTACCTACAAACAATCTATTGAGGTTGCAGAAGAACAAGCGATTAATACTATATTCCAAGGTAATGATTATGATTTAACAAAAAGAAGATTTTATTATGATTTAACCGTTTTAGGTATTGGAGCTGTAAAAAATAATTTTTCTAAGTCTGAAGGTGTTACTGTAGATTATGTTGATCCAGCTAATTTAGTTTGGTCGCATACTGAATCACCTTATTTTGATGATATATATTATATTGGTGAAGTAAAAAATATACCTATAAATGAAATAAAAAAGCAGTTTCCTAATTTAACTAATGAAGATTTAGAAGAAATAATTCAACAAGGTATACAGAAAAACTCTGTAGGTAATGTAGGTATTGCTTACGAAGATGAATTAGATACTAACATTGTTCAAGTTTTATATTTTAATTATAAAACATATATGAACGAGGTATATAAAATTAAAGAGACAGCAACAGGCGCATCAAAAATATTAATAAAAGATGATTCATTTAATCCACCGGCTGACGTGTATGATGCAAATTTTGAAAAAGTAGATCGTTCAATAGAAGTATTATATGAGGGTGTATTAGTAGTTGGTACAAAAAAATTATTAAAATGGGAGTTAGCAAAGAATATGCTAAGACCTAAAAGTGATTATACTAAAGTTAAAATGAATTATTCTATTTGTGCACCAAGGATGTATAAGGGAAAAATTGAATCATTAGTAAGTAGGATGACTAGTTTTGCTGATATGATACAATTAACTCATTTAAAATTACAACAAGTATTATCAAGGATGGTACCAGATGGTGTTTATTTAGATGCTGATGGTTTAGCTGAAGTTGATTTAGGCAATGGTACAAATTATAATCCACAAGAAGCATTAAACATGTTCTTTCAAACAGGTAGTGTTATTGGTAGATCATTAACGCAAGATGGTGATGGTAATCCTGGTAAAGTACCTATACAAGAAATACAAAGCGGTAGTGGTGGTGCTAAAATGCAATCATTAATTAGTTCATACAATTATTATCTACAAATGATGCGTGATGTAACTGGTTTAAATGAAGCAAGAGATGGTACTATGCCAGATAAAAATGCTTTAGTTGGTATACAAAAAATTGCAGCAGCAAACAGTAATACAGCTACAAGACATATTTTACAAAGTGGATTATATTTAACACATCAAATGGCTGAAGGTATATCACTTAGGGTTGCTGATATTATAGAATATTCACCAACTAGAGATGCTTTTATACAAGCAATTGGTTCACATAACGTTGGTAGTTTAGAAGAAATGTATAATTTACACTTATACGACTTTGGTATATTTATTGAATTAGCACCAGATGAAGAAGAAAAACAAATGCTTGAAAATAATATACAAGCAGCATTAGCTAAAAATAGTATTGAACTTGAAGATGCTATTGATGTGCGTGATGTTAAAAATTTAAAACTTGCTAATTCTTTGTTAAAATTAAGAAGAAAAAAGAAAATACAATTAGATCAACAAATGCAGCAACAAAATATACAAGCTCAAGCACAAGCAAATGCTCAAGCTCAACAAGTTGCAGCACAAGCTGAGGTTCAAAAAAATCAAGCAATAACACAACAGAAAGCTCAACTAGAAAGTATTGAGGCTCAAAATGATTTACAAAAACTACAAGCTGAAGCACAATTGAAAAAAGATTTAATGAATCATGAGTTTCAAATTAACATGCGTTTAAGACAAATGGAGATTGATGCATTAAAACAAAAAGAAACAAATAAAGAAGATCGTAAAGATGAAAGAACTAGAATACAAGCATCTCAACAATCTGAATTAATTGATCAAAGAAAAACTGGTAAACCACCTAAAAGATTTGAGTCAACAAGTAATGATATATTAAGTGGTGACTTTGATTTAGGTATGTTTGAACCGACATAAAATATGTTTAACAATAAATAAATACTAAAATGGGACAAATAGTAACAAATGACTGGACTGGTAAAATCATGGGATCTGTTTTTACAACAGCTTCAAGTGATGCTATTAAACCTCCAACTGGCTGTGTGTTTATAGCTATAACAGCTTTAACTGACACTGATTTTGATGCTTCTGGTGGTTTAGTTGCTGAAACAGCTACGGTATATGCTAATACTGAAGATGCGGCAAATGATTTAGCTGCTGGTTCTGAAACAACAGAAGAAGGATCTGGTGGTGTTCAAATAACAAACACAAACTTAGATTTAAAATCTGGTATAACAATTTACGGTAGATATACTGAAATTGATGTAAATGCAGGACAAATTATAGCATACATAGGACAATAAGAAATTGTACGATAGTACATTATGTTTAATTAATTATATAATATTATATTATGGCAAAAGTAAAAAAAGAAGAGGTGGCTAAAAAAACCACTGATGAAAATGTTGAGATAAAAGGAGCAACAAAAGAAGGTAAATTAAAAGTAAAAAAACCTTCATTAAGAAAAGTTGATTATGATAGTGAACCAATAAAGGTTGATTTATCAAAACCAATTGATACACCTGAGGAAGAGTCAAAAGAAGAACCTAAGGTGGAAGAAAAAGTAGAAGATCAACCTAAAGAAGAAAAAGATGATAAGGTTATTGATGAAGTTCAAGAAAAGGTGGAAGAAGAAAAGGTTGAAGAAAAAAAGGTTGAAGATAAAAAGGAAGAAACTGAACAACCAGTTTTGGAAGAAATTACAGAAGAAAAGACTGATGAGGCTGTTGAAGATAAAGTTGAAGAAGTTAAAGAAACAGTTGAAGAGGCTGTAGAAGAAGCTGAAAAAACCGGTGAAGACTTACCAGAAAATATTCAAAAAGTTATAGACTTTATGAATGAAACTGGTGGTGATCTTGATGATTATGTAAAATTAAATCAAGATTACAGCAAGTATGATGACATGTCTATATTACACGAATACTATAGACAAACAAAACCTCATCTAACTCAAGATGAAAGAAATTTTCTAATAGAAGATAGTTTTTCTTTTGATGAAGAAGTTGATGAGGAAAAAGATGTCAAGAGAAAGAAATTAGCGTTTAAAGAGCAAGTTGCCAACGCTAAAAACCACATGGACGGGTTAAAGTCCAAGTACTATGAAGAAATCAAATTGGGATCTAAGTTGGCTCCTGAGCAACAAAAAGCTATTGATTTTTTTAATAGATACAACAAGGATAAGGCGGAAACTGATAAAGTAGCTAAAAAACAAAGATCTGTTTTTACAGAAAAAACAAATAATGTTTTTAACGACAAATTCAAAGGTTTTGAATATAATGTTGGTGAAAAAAGATTTAGGTTTAATGTTAAAGATGTAAACGAAGTCAAAGAAACACAAAGCGATATTAATAATTTTACCAAAAAATTTATGGATAAAAATAATCTTATTAATAATGCGGATGGTTATCATAAAGCTTTATTTACAGCTATGAACTCTGATGCTATTGCTAATCATTTTTATGAACAAGGTAAAGCTGACGCAATAAAAGAAAGCATTGCCAAGTCTAAAAACATTGATATGGAACCAAGACAAAATCATGGTGAAGTAAATGTTGGAGGATATAAAGTAAAGGCGATTAGTGGTGATGATTCCAACAAACTCCGATTTAAAATTAAAAAATAAATATAAACTTTAAAATTTAAAATAAAATGGCAGCAATTAATCCGACCGCTGGATCGAATTTAAATTCAACCCCAGCGCCGAAAAAGCAAACCCTTTCTAGTAATTACATTGACTTTACGTCAAGTGATACTGAAGGTTGGGCACAACAGTATTTACCTGACATTATAGCAAAAGAAGCTGAGGTATTCGGTAACAGAACTATCTCTGGTTTCCTTTCACAAGTTGGGGCTGAAGAGCCTATGAGCGCTGACAGAGTAATCTGGTCAGAGCAAGGTAGATTACATCTATCTGTTTCAGGTGTATCTGTAGCAAACGCTGGTACTATTACTGGTGCTACTGATCACGGAGTTAGAGTTGGTCAAACTATCGTATTATCTGATGGTGAGGCTAATCCTACTATTACAAAATGTTATGTTTCTGTAGCTGATTCAGCAGCAGGTACATTAACTGCATTACCTTATTCTGTAGCAGACGTTGGTTCTGTTAGTGGTTTTGTTACTACTAATGATGACGCTGATGCTAGATGTTCTTTCTTCGTTTATGGATCTGAATTCAAAAAAGGAGATAGTGGAATGACTAACGCAGTAACACCTCAACACAAAACGCATGTAAACAAACCAATTATCATCAAAGATAAATTTGAAGTTAGTGGTTCTGATGCAACTGCAATTGGTTGGGTTGAAATTTCAGGTGAAGAAGGTCAAAACGG